AAAAATTTTATTCATAAAATTTCTCCACAAGGACAATCGTCCCCGCACTCACAATCTTCTCGTCCACATTTTTTGCAAGGTTCAGTCATTAAGCTGCTCCAATAGTGGAATTCTTAGAAAGAGCTTTCAAAGGATCCTCACTACTTGCCTCATCCTCTGTAGAATCTTCTGAGGGGAAAGCATCGGGGCGATATTGCTCTAAAAAAGCAAGAAGGCCGCCATACGTTTTAAAAAACTTTTGAATAATGGGATAGCGCACAGGCGCATTAGGGTGTGAACTATAGGTTACTTTTGTTAAAACAGAACCTTCTTCTTTTAAGAAGTCTGCTACTTTATTTGCTATAGCATGTTTTTGTCGGAGTCTAACCTTCATTACCATCTTCTTCCTCTGGCCTGCCGCCTTCATCTGGATTTACTGCACTGCCCGCTATATTTGCAGGAACTCTTAAGTCACTATGACCATCTACCTCATCAAAACCTAAATGCTGTCTTGCTTCATTTGGACTTATTATACCACCATTTACAAGAGAAGTATAGTATGAAGCTGCATCTCTTAACTCTGGCTGTAACGCAGGGATATCGCTAATATCCTCTCTTAAACTAAATCCAAAATATCTTTCTAAACCAAAATTAAGTTTCTTAATTATAGGTAGAATCGTTTCTAAATAATACATTCGCATGTTTGGACGAATATTTGCATTATTACCGGAATCAAGCATTATGGGCGGTACACCCAAAGCTTTTAGTATAATTTTTTCATTCTCTTGGATTGCATCTTGAAAGTCTAGTTCTCTAAAATTAGTGTTTGAGATTTGATCTAGTTCTATACCGCCATCAAGAATAAGAGGGCGTCTCCCTCCTGCATCGGGTCTATACCGAGCTGTCCAAGACTGAATCATTCTTTCTTTTATCTTTTCACTTAAAGTATTTGGACTTTTAAGTACTAATCCTGGTACTGCTCCATTCTTGAAAAAGTTGTCTTGAAACTTTCTCATGTTTTGTGTAAGAACCATTGTTCTTAGTGCAGGCTTTAAGCGAGAAACTCCCCTATAAATAGAGTAAAAAGAATTATCTTTAATATGTATTATTTCGTTAGTCCTATACTCTATTGCGTTATTATATGAAAACTTTTCAATATATGTAGTTTCGCTAGAGTGTATTGTCATTTTTGATGCGGGTAGATGATATAAGTGAACCCCATCAAAGTAAATAAAAATGTTACCATCTAATATAAAGTCTGTTATTAGATTTCTTTTAAAGGTATTTATATCTTGAAAAGGGTTTGGCTCACTATTTAGAAGGAGGCTTACCCTAGACCTTTTTATACCTTTTTGTATACTTTGTAGTCCAGCTATCTGACGACCTACTATAGTAGGAATCTCGGCAGCGTCATCTACTATAATATTTACACCCCTATTTACTATTTCTAATTCTTCATACGCTGCTTCATATGAAAAAGTATCTTCTCTGGAAGATATATCTTTATGGTCATAATAGGGTTGCGCAGGATTTAACTTCTCTTCCTCCGCTATATTCGTATTTCTTCTGAACCTATCATACCATGCCATGTTTGTCTCTTTGAATCTCTACCCATCTTTCCTGCTTTTTTGCAGTTCCTAAACCAGGATCTCTTCCATACACTTTATGCAGTTTTAGATGGTGTGCATGGCATAGTGTAACTGTATGTTCATACAACTCTGCCCAATGTTCTTGTATGAAATCTTCCCGAAAAGATAATACATTTTCAGGAAGCAACTTATTCTTTTTAACGTAATTATGTACTAGTGGGCTTAGAGAATAAAAATGGTGAAAATCAAGTTCTGTTGTTTCCCCACAAATATAGCACTCAGTGCCTTTTTCATATTTGTTTTTTGCTTTATCTCTTATGTATTTTACGAGGTCTCTTTTTAGATCCATTTTCGAATACCAGAATTATAGCGAACATAAGGTAGCATGTCAAACATTATTTTTGACATGGTATCTTTAAAAGCCGCTGTTTGATGTTTCAAATGAATACAGTGCATACCGCAATGCATCTGCCATGTGTGACGCACGATTGTGCTTTGGTTTCTCTTTTAAAAGATTTGGATTTGGGTCCCACTGGTATTGATCTAACGATTGGAGGGTTTCTTTGCAGTACTGATCAACAAGTAGTCTATTATTATCTACTATTCCTTCTACATGAGAGATTCCGTCAAGGATAGATTTTTTAGCATTTACTGTAGTAATATCATAGTTCTGTGCAAAGTCAAAACGAGTTTGTTGTGCGGCTGAGTCAATATAGATATAATCAATATCCCACTTATCTATAAGCTCTCTTATCTCTCGGGCATGGTGCTCTGTGGTTCTTTCAGCATCCAAATACTCATCAAGAAGATAATACTTTTCCTCTTCCCAAGAATATGCAATAACACAAAAAGCTGTGGGATCTCGATAGCCAACATCAAGACCAGCAAATACATCCATTGTAGAGGTATCTATTTCAGTGAAGTTACCGACACATTCCTCAAACTTGAAGCTCCAAACTTGTCCCTCATAAGTATTAAAGTCGGCTTCATACTCTTGTCTAAACTCGGCCTCGGACATAGATTTTTTAGCTTCCTGAATATCCGTTTCAGACATTCTAGGATTAGATTTATAACTAGCTTTAATAGATATCCATTCCGGAAAGTCATCAATAAATCCCCTATCAAAAAACTCTGCAAACCAATTATTTCTACCACGAGGTGTAGATATAAAAATTGCCTTTGAATTATCTTTATCTAGTGTTGGACGAAGAGCGACATTAAAAGCATCTCTGCCATCAGCGAGTGCCGCTTCGTCAAAGATTATTAAGTCATAAGATCTACCTACGCACGAGTCAACTTGATTTACCGATCCCATGCGTATGGTAGAGCCATTGGATATTTCAATCACTTTATCTTTTGCATTGTCTCTAACAACTTCAAGATCAAAGTGCTTTATCAAGGTTCTTTGCAAATCAAAAGAGATTTGCGAGAGAGCATAATTTGGAGACATGATTAAAATGTTAGACGAAGGTACCAGTGAAACTAATTGCCCTATAATATTGGCTATGTATGTCTTTCCTTGCCTTCGTGAGATTGCCGCGCAGACAAATCGATACTTCGGATTATTTATAGCATTTATAATTGCTACCTGGGAAGGTAAAGGAGTAATTCCAAGTAAGTCCATATAAGGCTTTACTGGGAGTTTTAAAAATTTATCTTCTTGGCAGTAATCAGAAATATAATCTGAAAGAATATCTTTACGGCTAATCTCTATTGACATTTACTCTTGTCCCATTGATCGTGTCTTACTATACTTTCTACAAAGTTGCAGCTCTGAAAGATTTTCATCTTCTTCTGCTTGTCTTTGTCGAAGTATCTTTTTATACTCCTCCAGGTTTTGAATAACTTCTCTAGCTTTTCGTTGCTGATTCATTATTTTTTCGACTGCCATGCTGATGCTCCAAAAAATGCGGCTACTAAGCCCGCGATTGCTACAAAGTACACACTCGCTATATCACCAAGTATGGATGCTGCTGTATCTAAATTAATTAGAGAGCAGATCACAATTAGGGATGGATATAGCAACATCCCAAATAAAGCAAACCAAGCCATTCCTCTCTGTGCATCAGCTTTATCGTGAGCCAACTTTAGCTCCTGAAGATGCTGGCTGGTATGTAGTTCATCATCGGTGACAACACCGTCACCGTCTGTATCATATTGAGCGTATTCAGAATCTTTTTCTAGTTTTTTATTCATTATCCGAACGCCTTAATTACTAAATAAAAGAAAGCGAACGCTACGCCTCCACCAATAATTAGAGTAGTCCCGCCCACTAATATTTGTTGTTTAAGTTTTTCTCTTTGTTGTTGTCTTCTTTTTATCATAGCTGCGTGCGCTCGTCGGTCCTCTGCTTGCTTTCTAATTGCGTTATCATAGTCTTCTAGTAGCTTTGGGTCTGCCACCAATAGCAATTGTCGTAAGTCATATTGGTATCTCTCCTGCGATCTTCGCAGCATTTGTAACTTTAAAATATCATTTGTAGATAGAGGATTGAATGTTGCAGTTTTACGAGTAACCTCAAACTGATTTAGAGCATCTCCAAAATCAGATACTAGCCCCATCGCTGTTTGAACATTCGCCTTTCCTTCGTTCACCTGTTGGATCACCGAATTAATCTGCTGGAGCAACATGCCAGCGGCCGCAACTGATTCA